CTATACAACAACCTATACAACAACCTATACAACAACCTATACAACAACCTATACAACAACCTATACAACAACCTATACAACAACCTATAGAAACAGAAACAGTGATGGAAAAATTTGAGAATTATAATTTGAAAACATTAGTTCAATCAGTAAGAGATACAATAAATACAGCTATAAATTTATTTCATAATAAAAATCGAGAAAAAGTAGATGTTGTTATAAATAATACAGCAAAACGTGTAGAAGAAGCATTTAGTAATAATTATGGTAAAAATATAGTATTAGAAGATGTGGAACAAGTATTATATAATGAAATAAAAACAAATATAGATTTGCCTGAAAATACAGTAAATGAGATTGCACATAATTTAGCATTATTAACTATGCATAATCAACAAAAAAGAATAGGTCCATCACAACATGAAGCAAATATGTATGTTAATACAAATGAAATACAAAATAAAATAGGTAATATAATAGGTAAATTATCACATATATTAAATGAAACAACTACCCTAACTTTTGATCCAAATTATGGAGTTATAGTGGATGCAATAAATATGAAAAAAATAGAAGAAGCGACAAAACAAATAATAAAGGATGAATTATTGCCATATGCTATGTTGAAAGTGAATATAATGAAGGATAATAAAAAATTAGATGAAAATACATATTATTCATGTGTTAATTTATCAAATAGTACTAATATATTAAAAGAAATGGCAGAAGAAATAGCAAATGATGTATATGATGGTGTAGTTGAAAAATTTATTAGTAAATTACCAGAAAATTTTACTGAGAAAGGTAGTCATCATAAATATGCAGGTAATGATGGTATTATAAAATTTTCACATGCAAAAAAGAAAGTAAATATGCGTGAATTGATAAAACATACAACAAAAGAGAATTTTGCTGATTTAAGTTATCAAATGGAAATAATGAATTTAAATGATATATCAGAAGTTAATGGCATTGTTAGTAATATAATTACAGGAACATCTAATATAGATTTTGATGCAGTAAATATAATAGCTCTAGATAGTTCAACAGAATTAACAAAAGATGGAAAAGTAGTAACTATGAATTTAACATCATCATGTCCATTTGATAAAAAAGATATATTAACATCATCATTATCATCTGTAATATCAAATAATTTATTAAATGAACAAATTAAAAAAGTGGAAGTTATTAGTACAAAATCAGATGATAAAAATACAAATGTAACTGTGAAAGCAACTGTACCTACAGATATAGATACAGAAACAGTATTTGAAAAAATAACAGAATCATTTAATGCAACATCATATGCTGTAATGAATAATTCTGTTATTGGTAATTTTTTTACAAATAAAAATATATTTTATATTTTATGTATAATAATAATAATATATATTTTAAAGAAACGCAATTAATCTATAATATTATCACAGGATGAATTAATTTTATTAATCATATTTTTCACATTTAATATATTTTGCAAATTTTTATTTAATAATATATTAATAAAACGTTTTACATTATAAATTATTATGGATGAAATATTGTAGTTATTAATTTTATTTTGTTTAAAATTAGGATCTGAACAATTTATAATATTTATTTCATAATTATTAAATAATATATTTAAGTTTTTGATTCTATTATAACTTTGCCAATAAAAGTCTAATAATAAATGTGGAAGATTTCTTGTTATATAAAATTTATGATCTCTTTCATATTGATCCATAAAATTTCTGAATGAAATCCAATTAGTTTTAAATGTAGAATTAGTAAAATGTTGATTTAAAATGATATAATGTAAAGAGTTAATATCAATATCAATAGACATTATATTATAATAATATATAATAATTGCAATATATTATTATTATCTTTATATTATTAATAATTATAAATATGATGAATATTTTAAATATCAGCAATTATTTTGTAAATAATAATATTTTTGATACAAATAAAATTATAGATCCATTAACTACTATAATGAGATTATCTTTATTATCATTCAAAGAAGTTGGAACAAAATTATGTATAGGAGATAATAAAATAACATTTCAAGATCCATCATATATACAAAGTGCGATACGTATATATAATAGAGATAATAAAGAAAATTTACATTATTTAGAAATACCAATAAACATTGCATGTAAAAAGTATTTAGACAATAAATCAAATGATCATATAGAGAATATAGAAATATTATTTGAATATGCTATGCAAGGATTAGAAATATTAAAAACTACATATACAAATTTCCCTATGATTTGTAAAAGTATTGATGGTTATATTTTGCAAATAAAATATTATATGATGAAACAAGATGATCAAACATCTAATAGATCATTATCAATAGAAAATGATTTAGGAGTACCATTAACATCAGATAAATGTAAAATATATTTACAAATAAATGATATATGGTCATTAGAACAGGTGAAATTGGTAATAGATATGTTAAAATTGATGAGTAAGGCAGATAATATAGAAAAAATAGCATTTTATAAATCATTAGAAACATATTTGATACCATTTGATGCACATGTCAAACATAAATGTAGTGGTTTAAATATTGACATATGAATGCCAAATTATTGGAACATGATCTGAATATATTATATCTTGCAATACTACACAATTTTTATGTATATTATTTAATGATTTTGTACAAAATATATGATCTAAAGTCCAACCATGTTTTTCAAAATCACGTATTTTACATCTATGACTAATAAAAGTACGTAATTCATGGATAGGTTTTGTAGGATTATGATATCTACTCATTGAATATAAATCGACTTTATTAATTAAATTTGTAATTGATAAACGTTGTTCATCTATTTTTTTAGGATCTCTACCTGATTTAGGATGATTCCAATGATCACCATTATATATACAACAATTAAAGTCACCAGCTATAATAATATTATTATTAGGCCATTCTTCTATCAATTTATTGAATTGTATATCAAATAAACGTCTAGCATTATCTTTTCCAGTATGTGGATTGCCATTTTGTATATGAACATTAAATATATCGATAGGTTGTTCATTATATATAATACGTATATGTAATACCATACCTGCTAAATCTATAGGAAATCTGGTATATTGTATATTTTTTGGTATATATGTAGTTAGATTATATGGATATTTTCCAGATGATTTTTCACATACATAATTATCTAATTCACAATGTGTACTTTCTTGAACACAAATAATAGGATCTATATATTTTGATACTAAAAATTCTAGTATATTAACGGAATTAGGACTATGTTTAATATTATATGTTATTATAGGATTCATAATAATATATATGGTGCAAATATTTAAATACTATATATTTTAATATTTAATAATAATATACTATATATTTATATAAGATAAATATAATGTCTAATAAAAAAAATAAAAAAGAAAAAGATAAACAATCAGATATAGATTTATCAGATCCTTTAGATAAAAATGCAACTAAAAATAATTTTTTAACAGAGACAAAATATAGTAAGGAATATAAGGAGTTATCTAAAAAGTGGTCAGAATTGCCAATATATAAACACAAAAAAGAAATCGCAAATATTTTTAAAAGTTTTGAAAAAAATCAAGTAACATTAATTGTATCTGGGACTGGATCTGGTAAAACAGTTTTAGTTCCGAAATTTTTATTAAAATATATATGGGAAACTAAAACAGAAAATAAGGAATCAACAAAAATTGTAATCACAAATCCTAAAACATTGACAACTATATATAATGCTGAATATTCTGCTAAAACATTAGATGTTGAATTAGGAACACATGTAGGTTTCAAATTCCGTGGCTCTCCAGCAAATATGATATCAGATCAAAGTAAATTAATATATGCAACAGATGGATTATTATTGGCACAAATTAACAAAGGTGATTTATTATTAAAAGAATATGATGGCGTAATAATAGATGAAGCACATGAAAGACAAGTACCTATAGATCTATTATTATATTTTTTTAAACATATTTTAAAAAATAGACCAGAATTTAAATTAATAATAATGAGTGCAACAATAGATGCAGAAATATTTAAACAATTTTATGAGAAAGATGATATAAAATTTGGATTAGTGAATGTGAGTGGAGAATCGAATTATCCAATAGAAAGCATATATATGAAGCCAAATGATAAAATAAATTTATTTAATTATATGGAAATAGGTATAAGTACAATATTAAAAATTTTAGATACAACAGATAAAGGAGATATTTTAATGTTTGTAACATCACAAAAAGAAACAGAACAAGGATGTATGAAATTGAAAAAATTATGTCCAGATAAAGTATCAATAACAGATAAATGTGATCAATATTATTGTGCAGAAGTATATGCTAAAATGACTGATGAAAATAGAAATTTAGCTATTGATAAAGACGCATATAAAACATTAAATGACAAATATAAACGTAAAGTAATTTTTGCAACAAATGTAGCAGAATCATCTATAACAATGGATGGAATTATATATGTAGTAGATACAGGTTTAGAATTTATTAGTCATTTTGATTATGATAGATTTGCATATGTATTGGATAAAAGATACATTACAAAAGCACAAATAAAACAACGAATGGGACGTGCAGGAAGAACACAGAATGGAGTGTGTTATCATTTATATACAGAAAATAATTATAATAAATTAATAGATTATCCCAGTCCAGCCATTGTTTTAACAAATTTAACAGAACATTTTTTGTCATTTATTAAAAATGCAAATTATTTATCAGATGCAATCAAAATAACATTAAATTTGATAACACCAGCTACAAAAAAACAAATAATATGCGCGATCAGATATTTACATTTCTATAATTTAATTAAATTAATCACATTAAAAAATACTGATAACCAATCTGGGGGCAATAAAAAAAAAATAAAATGCAATAAATCTAATAAACGTTGCATTTCCAAAATAGATTCTGTATCATATTTTTTATATAAAAATAAACAAGGTGGCGCAGATATTGATACAAATGACTATGATTATATTGATAATGTAAATGCCATTAATACAGAAAAAGAAGACGAAACAAATATAATACAATTTTCACAAATACCATATGAAAAAATGCTATCAGATGATAGTAGAAATGTATTATATAGTTTTGATGTATTATTGCAAACATATGAAGGTACTACAACAACATTTGGTAATATTATTCATAGTTTAAGTGGATATCCTATGGAATTAACAATGTTAGCATTTTATGGTAGGTTATTAAATATTCCTTCTTTATACACTATAGCAAGCATAATTGCCGCTAGTGATGGAAAAATAGAAAATTTAATAAATTTCCCTTCTACTATACAATTAAAAGATAGACGGACATATATAAATGAAACATTTCCGGAAGCAATTACAAATGAATATTCAGAACATATATTTGTATATAATTTAGTAGCATATTACTTTGAAAAAGATAATAAATTGGAATTATTAAATAAAACAACATATGAAAAATCATTAGATATCAAAGCAACATTTATGAAAATATTAGATAAAGTAAAAGATTATAATATAGATAATATAAATAAAAAATATAAATTAATTCCAGATAATATTAATTTAGATAACATGAATATAATAGATAAAATATATTTAGGTATCTATTTATCTCATAAATTTAATAGTTTGAAATTACTAGACAATAACCAATATCAAACACAATATTATTTTGATCAAACACAAATAATACCAAGTTTTTTTTATGGTAATGATTTAACAAATAATATTACAGATAATTATAAATTTGGTGTATGTTATAATATTTCATATTTAATAACTAAACCAATCATGAACATATGTACATTATTACCAAATACATTAACTAATATATTTATAAACTAATATTAATTAAATATAATTATTTATTTATATCTATAGTTATAGGACTATTATTGACATATACACGTTTTTTACAAAGCCATTTATCTGTATTGTCAAAATATTCAACTTTATGCTCAATATCTCTAAAATTATTATTATATGGCACATTAATTTTTATTTTATAAAATGAAAAACCTTTATCTTTCAAATATGGTATTAAATTACACATACGAGATAGATACATATAATAATCTACATCTTTATTAATATATGTAGGTTGTTTTGGTTTTATTTTACGTAAATTATCAATAACATGATCTTTGTATTCTATCAACCAATTAATAGGATTATTATAATCATTTTTAATTTCAAGTATTTCCGTCATAGTTATATCCTGAATACGTAATGAATCTGATTTATAATATTTAATAGAATTTATATATTCTGATTCATTTAATTTATAAATAATAACATATGTATTAATATATTCAATTATGTTTTTTCTAATATTAGTGTCATTCATTAATATTCTTAGTTTTTGTGAATAAAACATAAATGTATTATACCATGTATCATATTCTTTTTTATATATTTCCCACATTTTCGATATTTTATTTGCTTTGTTTTTTAATTGTAATAATCTATGTTTGTATCCATCATCTAATAAATCATCATTTATTTGTAATTTAATAATATTAATAGAAATATTATTAATATACCAATTATATATTTCATTATTATATTCTTTATTTTCACTATTTACTCTTAACATTTTTAATGATTGTTTAAATACATCTGAAATATAGAGTGAAAAATCTATATAATCTGATGTATTTGAGTGATTATAATATGGAATTCCTTCAATAATACCATTATCAGTAATGCCAAAATGCAAAAATCCATTTATTTGACTCATTATAAAAATTGCTGAATATTTTGCACAATATACTGTAAAATACCTTTCCAATTCATATTTTATCATAGTATTAAATATATTTGTATCTAATTTATATTCACTATTATGAATTATATTATCTAAATCTTCATTATTAAAATATTTATATAAAGATCTTAAATAAAATTCTTTATATTCATGTGTCAATGTTTCAGTTCCATATATAGAACCAATACAGTTATCTAAAGAATTTTTTATTAGTTCAGTCATTGGATAAATCTAGTGTTTAGTTATTAATATAATAAATAATAACTATATATAAAAAAAATATCAATTTTTATTTGCAAGAAAAACAACTATATTTTTTGAAAAACATAATATCTATGTAATTTAGTAAAATCAAAACTATTTTTATTTATTTCATCATTTTGATTATAAAATTCAATTACTCTTTTAAAATATTTATTTGTTTTTTCATTTGCCTCATATGGTGCTATTTCTTGTAAAAAATGTTTATGGATTTTGTATTGATTCTCAAATGTATCTGTTTCTATTAATGCCAAACCAGCTTTTTTTTTAAATTGTTCTATCATAAATTTTGGATCTACTATATATTCTGTATTATATGTACCTATTTCATTGAAACTTGCATTATGAAAATCAACAGCTAACCCAGTTTTAGCAATATTAGTTTCATTATATAATTTTTTATATTCAAATAAAATGCGTTTTTCTCCTGTATCTGTGGTATATGAACGTGAAAATATTGGCTCTTTTTGTAATATTTCATTTAATAAATTACCATCTATAGTAGATATCAATACAATTCCACCATGTTTCAAATATTTCTTAAAATTTTCACAACAACTATTTAATGTATCATCATTACGAAACATAAAATGAACTGAAAATTGCATATTTATTATATCAAATGTTAAATGTTTTTTTGATTGCCCATTTTCTCCAAATACCGATACTATAGATTCCTTGTTTTTCTCTGTCATAGCTGGTATTAATCTAATTTGACTTTCTAAATCTAATTTACCAGATCCATCACCTACTATTAATGTAATTGGAAACATCAAATGTTGGAATTTTCTTTTAAATTTATTATATCTAGACATTACACCATCATCTAATGTAAATAATCCAGCAGAATCTATATCCACACCTACTAAACTATTTATTCTACTTGTATTATATTTTCCTATATCTCCTCCTCGACCAATTCCAATATCTAAAATATCTTGTTTATGATATTTACCATCAATAGACATACGTGCACCACAATATTTATACATATGATTTGATTTATTAAAATTATGATATTGACGCATGTCTTCCATTAATTTATTAGTCATCTGATAATATGCATCACTTCTTCGTTGTGCACCAATATCTTCAAATGTAATACTATTCATTATTTTATTTAAATGGTCAATATGTGTTTTTTCATTTGCTAATAAATCTATATCTTTTAATTCTATAGCATTATGTATAGATGCCCATATATTATTTGCAACATTTTCATTATTTCCATATTTTCTTTTATGTAATCTAACTGATTCTGTTTTATCTGTTCTGATTCGTAATATATTCCATCTATATGGATATTCTTTCATTACATCATTAGAATATGAACATTCAATAACCATATTATCTTCTATTTTATTACCTAATTCATCTCTTACTTCACCATCATCTAAGAAAAAGTGTGCATAATATAAATTATCTTTTTTAAGATCACTATCTTTATTTATTAAATTTTCCTTAAATAAAACTGGTTGCTCTACACCTGTTTTTGTTGATCCAACATATAATTTTACTATCCTATAAACATGATTTTCTGCTTTGTATTTTTCCAATTCATTATCTAAATCTATATCATTTATTTCTGTATTTTCTAATTTTTCATCTAATAATTTACCTGATGCATTATCAAATACATTCAATATTTTACCTGTATCTTGATCTCTCTCAAATTTAATATAAAAATCTATTGTATTCATATGTGGTGGTTTCCATTTATATATTTTAAACTTTGTTTCATGTGCAATTTTAGTATATTTCTGATTTAATCCTGTATATACTAATCCATCCAACATATATGGACAATTTATATCTACATTAGTATATAAATCCCAAATTAATTTTGAATATGCAAATAATTCAGATTTATATATACCTAATGGTATAAAAAATAATTTATTTATAATAACTGTTTTACCAGCTTTTAATTTATCATTCATTTCTTTAAAATAATTTCTTATATTCCCACTATAATATTTTATTATATCCTCTATTTTCTCTGATTTTATATATTTATCATGTGATGTTTTCACTTTAAATATATTCGTCATAACATCATTCAATTTATCTAATCTTTGACTCAATTCAGCTATTTGTCTAACATCAGTGTTTTTATAATACAATATATCAAATCCCAAAAATACAAAATTATTATACTTTTCTATATATACATATTCTCCATCTATTATTGTTCTATTATATGCTACTAACTTTGCTTCTTCTACTGACACATCTATTTTTTTAATATGCAAATTATTATTTATTATATATAAATTATTATCTAATATTATTAAAAAAGCTCTTTCGCCATCTGCCTTATCTGTAACTGAATAATTAATACCCAACATTTGTATATGGATTGCCGATAAACTTTCAGATTGCATTATAGGCAAATCTCCACGTGTTTTTTCTGTTTTATCATATAATATATCTTTTATCATATTTAATACTTTATATTTGTCGGATGCATTCAATATAATTTCACTCTTCTGTATCAAATTCTGTAATAAATATATTTCTTCTAATAATTTATTATATATTGTTTTTATATCTTCTTTTTTTACTTGTTTTAATGCCACTACTTCTACTTCCAACTCATATGTTTGATATTTATTCCCCGAAAATCTATTACTTGTTTCTACATTCGTTAAATCTATCAATATATTATATTCTCCAAATGATATTTCATATGTAATTCTATGCTTCAATCTATATATTATATGTTTCTGTTCTGTTAATGGTATATTTAATAATTTTGCGTATTCGTCTTCTTTTAACTGCAATTCTTGCGCCATTCTTATTCTTATATCATAATCCACTATATCTATATAATCACTCTGGTCTTTTATTTTATGTATGATTTCCATACTAGGTGTTTTTCCATTATCTAAATCTGATTTATAATTATTTGCTAATATTGCAAATATACTTGTATTATTGCGCAAATCTACTTTACTCATTATGTTGTTTATATTGTCTATCCCATTAATTGATATTCTATACACATTCATATTTTCCCTTGAATACATATACGCTATATCCAATATATCATTTTCTTGCAACTTATCCTCCTTTTTATCATGTTTTGATCTATTTATCAAATAACGAATAATATTATTATAGTTATCACGTGTAATTTTTTGTTTATGATTGATACTGGCTTCTAATTCTATATTTTTATTTAACTTACTTATTAAATTATTTATATTTTTTACTATATTTCCATCAATATTATATGTATCACTCATAATTTATACTATTAAATATGATATTTTATTTAAATCAATTTATAATTCAATATTTATACTATATCATATATAAATATCAAATTATTATAATTATCTATGGCCCATCATATAAATTGTCATTTCTTTTTGCAAATGTACAATGTTCTCCTTCCTTCAAATTTTTCCCTCCACACCATCCTGCTTTTGAACAACATTGTCCCAATCCACATTTTTGATTATCAAATTCTGGACCACATCTACCTGGAAATTTAGGTCCTATTATTTCTTCTTCAGCGTTATAAAAATAAAAATAATATATTCCTATTCCTATACCTATTAATAATATAATCACACTTACTATTATTATTGTTTTTTTATTCATCTATATATTATACTATTATATTATATTTTAACCAAATATTTTTTTAAATATTCCTGGTTCTTCTTTTAATGGCCCATCATATAAAATATCTTGTCTTTTAGTACCAACTGCACAATGTTCCCCTTCACTTAAATTTTTCCCTCCACACCACCCAAATTTACTACAACATTGACCTGGACCACATTTCTGATTATCAAAATCTGGACCACATCTACCAGGATATTTAGGTTCTTGATTATAATAATAATAATATATACCTCCTCCTATAATTATTATAATCACTAATATTATTATTAATGTTATTGGTTTCATTATATATTATAATATATTATAATTTATAATATTATAATATATTACTATTTATTTACTTTTTTACTTCTTCATCTCCTTTCATATAGTAAAAATAATAAAAAGCTCCGCCTCCTACTAATAGCAATGCCACAGCTATCATTATCATTGTATTATTATCCATTTTAATATATATATATAACATAATATTTTTTATTATTACTTTATTATTAATAAATTAATTAAATAATCATTATAATAATTATTATTATATATATGACAACATATATTAAATATAGAATTAGATGTAATACTGAAAATAAATATGTTCAATGTATTTTAAATTCAACTGATCCTATACCTACCACATGCCCTAATAATACAAATCACATTATAGATAATAATGATATTGTTAGTATAGGAACTATTAATGAATCTATTGTTACAATTAAAGAAGAATCTGTTCCAACTGGTGGTAATTTTAAATCTGATTCTGTAGAATTAAATATTTCTCAAAATTCCACTTCTAGTTATGTTTCTTTTTATCCATTTAAAATTTCTGCTCTAAATGTTCGTTTTACTACTTCTACAGATCACATTGATGATGAAATATCTATATGTGTTGGTCCAGATATTCCTATAGGTGTATGTGTAGCTAATATAAATCCAGCTAATGCATGGACTACACAAAATTATACAGTAGGACAAATAGTATCTTATACACATCCTAAATATGGATCTAGAATATATACATGTATTTTAAATACAATAAATAATGAATCACCTGTAAATACTTTATATTGGAGACATGGATATGAAATCTTAGTTAATAGTACAGTAATGGAATATACTATGATAGGATATTATTTAAAGATATCAGATGGTACAAATATAAATGATTTAGGCAGAGTATTGCATAAAAATCTAACAAATAATAAAATATATGTTGAAAATAATTTAATAAATACATTTACTACTTCAGTTCCATTATATATTATGCAAACTATTTATTTACTCAAAAATTATAAAATAGGATTACCACATTCATATACTATAGGTGATTCAAAAATAGGTGGTCAATCTATCCCTATAGATGTTCCTGTAACTATTACGTATAAAAATAATGGAAATACTGCTAAAAAATAGTAGGCAGTGTTGATTATTTATATTAAATTTATTATAATAATTTTACGTTTTTTACTACAATATATATTATCATAATAATATATATTATGACATATAATTACTCATATTCCTCTAATTTTACAAATGGATTTAATTCAGATCAGTTACATTCTGAAATCAAAAATAGTATTATTACTAATAGCAATACTAATTTCGATGGAATAAATAAAAATGATGATATTGTATCTATAATATTTATAAATCAATTAAATATAAATGATCTAATAATATTAAATACAATAATTGCAAATCATCAACCAACACCAAATATTGGCAATAAAATATATAATTTAAGTATCACTGAAAAAAATATTACTTCTCAAATTTATTATATTATCGCTACTATAGTATATCCAGGCTCTAATATATGGCCTAATATCACAAATATACGTGGTGTAAGTTATATGGAAGCAAATGGCACAAATTATTTTATACGTATATATGACACTACTAATAATAAAGTTATATGTGAAAAAAATTTATCAAATACCAATGAATTAATAAATGATTTTGGCACTTTATCTGATATTTCTACTACTAATGCAATATGGGAAATACAATGTAAAGTTGTCGGAAATACAACTGTAAATATTAATAATATTCATATTTATTATAATTAAATTAACTATATATATTTATAATGCACGTTATAAATATATATGATAACATGTTAATTAATATATATTATATATATGTTAATTAATATATATTATATATATGTTAATTAATATATATTATATATATGTTAACGTGTTAATTAATTTAATGATATACGTAATATAAATATACGTGCTCTTCGTATAAATGATGTTCCTCCAGATACAGAGGAATATTTAATAATTAAATTATTTATTCCACTCATATTATTTATAAAAAAAAATCCAGTGTGTATAACATAGTTAGATGCAGTTGATCCAGTTCTTCCAGTCATTATTGAATTATTATATATTGTTGTAGTAGGAGTTTTAAAATGTTCAACTTGTATATGACATCTACCAGATGAACTAGTATTATATATTTCACATGACCATAAAATTGCATATGTTCCAGCTAATAATGATGCTGTTGTTAATGTTAATTTAGTTTGTAATGTAGTTGATGTTGTAGATGATTCAGCTTCTGA